CAGATCATCCAACCAAGAGCAGAAAATCCTATAAGACAAGCAATACCCATAATAGTGTAATCTCTTATTATACGTTTCTGCTCTTGACGAGCATATACGGCTTCTTGCCTCTGCCGTCTAATTCTACCCTCTTCCCGTAGTAGGTCATCGTAAGCTTTCAAACCATAATGCCCTATCAGCCAGTTTTTTAATTCTTCTCTTTGTTTTTGTATTTTCTTTTTAGCTGCAAAGCTTTCCATTGCAACTTCTT